GATCTGCGAGGCAAACAACGAACTTTGGAACAGCGGACTTGAGTCGAACAAGGGCATTGCCCGTGACCGCAAGCGCAAGTTGTCGTACATCGCCAACATTCTTGTTGTCAGCGACCCGTCGAACCGTGAGAACGAGGGCAAGGTGTTCCTCTTCAAGTTCGGCAAGAAGATCTTCGACAAGTTGCAGGAGGCAATGAACCCCACGGCTCCTGACGAGACGAAGATCAATCCGTTCGACTTTTGGCAGGGCGCGAACTTCAAGTTGAAGGCACATCTTGAGTCGGGCTATGTCTCCTATGAGAAGTCCGCGTTCCAAACGCCGTCCGAGGTGTTCGATGGAGATGACAAGCGGCTTGAGGCTCTGTGGAAGTCACAGCATGCCCTCGTTCCCTTTGTCGCGCCTGATCAGTTCAAGTCCTACGAGGAACTGAAGGGTCGCATGGATCAGGTTCTTAAGGGTGGCAATGAGGGTTCCGCTACCCGTGCTGAGGAAGCCGAGCCTGAGGATTTCCGCAGTAAGATGAAGGCATCGACCGCCGCTGCTGTATCCGAGGAGAAGCCTGCAAAGAAGGCTCCTGCCAAGGCTGCGAAGACCGAGGACGATGATGAGGATGCGTTTGCCTACTTCAAGAAGTTGGCAGATGACGATGAGTAAATCCTGACCATGCCGTGGAGGCGCACGACTGCCGCTCAGAAATGGGCGGCTGTTGTGTTATAGGGCAGGACACTCTTGGAATAGCAGGGCACGGAGCGTTGGTTCCGTGTTCCTGTTGTTCGTTGGCATCAACACATTGCTTTCGCCACCACCACCATTGACGATGTTGTTCGTAGTCGGTGTGTTCACGACTGCGGTTCCACCATTGTTCATCGCATTCATCTTTGCGGTGGATGTGTTGTTGGTCGCCGTATTGACCACATTCGCATTGTAGGAAGGTGCTGCCATGGGTGCGAACTGCACCTTTCCACTAGGCGTGGCAATAGGAGTAACAGGAGTTTGTGCAAATTGGACGGCACCCGACTGTGCCATGCTGTTTGCTGTCGATGCTACGGCAGTTGTACTTTGTTGTGCTTCCTTTACAACTTCAGCACTCTTTTCGACCGCAACTTGCAATCCATCTCCTCCCGAGCCACCGCCCAATGCCTCTTTGATATAACCACCAACAATTGGTATTTCGCCCAATCCGTCTGCAATAGCATTGATGATTCCTGCAAAGAATCCAATCAGTTCGTCATAGAGCCATGAGCCGAAGTTCACAACATCTGCGAGTATTTGACCACTAGTAATCCAATCCCACAGAGACATGAATGCATCGTATGTCAACTCAGCCAACTTGACGAGCATGTTGCCGATGAATTCACCGATCTTGAAGGGTAGAACTACCAATAGATTAAAGGCTGTCTTTACCAACATGGTGACATAAGCGACCATGTTCTTCACCATTGAGGTGATTCCGATTTGAATCACCTTGAAGATTTTACTGAAGATGGATCCCTCTCCCTGAAAAACAGCAATTATCCTAGAGAATGTATCCACAAAGTTTGCGTAGACTTTTTGGAAGAACTCTACTATCGGCTCAAACACACCCGCGATTCCATCAAACACACCGCCCATGGTGGTGTTGAAAAAGTCGAAGATGCTTTGGAAGTCAAGCAATCCAAATGTGAGACCGCTGATGATTTGAGCAAGGGCACCCATGATGAGACCCTTGATGTTGCCCAATTGTTGGAATCCCTTGTATGCACCAAAAATCGCATCGATTGCCAACTGAATGTAGAAGAAGAACTTGCCAAGTACCTTGAACCCAAAACTGAAAGCCTTGCCAAATTGACCAAGGCTTCCCGAAAGCCCAGGGAAGAACTTGAGAATGGAACCCAATCCCTTTGTGAATGGCTCAAAGATCTTTGCAACGCCGCCGAACAAACCCGCCGCACCCTTGCCAATACCACCAAATATGGAACCAAGAGCCTTTCCGATTCCAAACGGAAGCATGGTGAGAAGCGAAACGATGAATTGGATCTTCGTCCAAATGTAACCAAGAACTGCACCAACAGCGACAGTCAAGATGAGGAGAATTGTCTTGAACCAACCATCCTCTTTCTTGAACATACCTCCCATTGTGTCTTTGAGACTAGCAATCCCATCAACAAACTTCTGCGCCCACGGAGGAGTGTCGTTCGCGGCTTCAGCCTCTTTTTCAGCCAACTTCATGTCGCTATCTTTGGCATGTTCAAGCATCGCAAGTTGGGTGGAGTTTAATCCATTAAGCCCATCTAATGTTTCCTTGTGCCGCTTGATGATGTTGGCATCTTCTTGCTTGCTTTCCTTGGATCCGCTGTCTATCTTGGCAGCAACACCTCTAGAAACCTTTTGCTCCTCCATGATCTTGAGGATTCTCTTGTTTCTTTGCTCGTCAAGTTCTTTGGCGAACTTCTGTTCAAGCCTAGACTGAATCAAGGACTTCTGTTGATAGATGAAGTTTTCCTTGTACCTCTTGACATCGCTCTCTGTTGCTTCTTTGTTCCTAGCCTTGTACAAAGCAACAGCCTTCTCACTCAGTCCAGCGAGATCATCGACTTCACTCTTGATATCGGATAGACCGACAACCCCTCCACCTTTGCCAAGTTGTGCGGCAATATCGGTGGTTGAAAGTTCGTCAGCGAGTTTCTTGGTCTCGTCGGCAAATGCTTTCTTTGCCTCCAAGATCTCTTCTTCCTTCTTGATGGCTTCTTCCTGCAACTGAGATGCATTTGCCTTACGCAGTCCATCAGCCATCTCGCCCAATGCCTTTTCTACTTCTTCTCCCGATACCTTTGCTATAGAAGTATTGGCTTCTTCAAGTTCTTTGTTTGTTTTCACAACCAAAGATGTTGCTTCACCAAATGATTTGCTTAAGCCAGCCGCAACCTCAGGATCAAACTCACGCATCGCATCGCGCAGTTCTCTTAATCCGAACAGGGCAGATACTCTTGCATCTTTTTCATCGCCAATGACTTTTGTGTTTGCCATGAGCGCATCAGATGCTTCAAAGAAACTCTTTTCCGCTTCTTCGTGAGCCTTACGAAGTTCATCAACATCTGCACGATATCGCTCCTGAACAGCCTCTGTTTCAGCAAGCCAATTGCCCTGACCGTCTTTGAACTTCTCCGTCTCCTTTTCGAGTTTTTTCATACCCTCCGTGATACTGTTTCTCGCCTTTTGCTCTGCCAAGGCTGCTTTGTTCAGGTCGGCTTGAAGTTTCTTCTGCTTTTCTAGTGTTTTCTTAGAGTCTTCGATACCCTTTTTGAGCGCATCCAGTTCAACGAAAAACTTATCGAATGCTTTTGTTGCGGCTTCATTCGATACAGGAGGGGGAACAATCCCATCTTGATTGTTCGGTGGTGTTGGATTGCCCTGTGTTGGTTCTGCCATCTATCTGCCCTTTACTGTCTTTGGCTCTTCAAAGACTCCATTCGCTCCTTCTCTTCCTTCAAGTGTTGCATCAACAAATCGATGTAGATCCTCCGCTCCCATGGCATCATGCTCTCTAGATCAACTAGCGTGTAGTTGAAGTTCTGCATCATCGCAAAGTTCACGGAGAGCATGTTGAACAAGTTGTCATGGGTGGAGGCTAGGAGAAAAAACTTGTGATCCCCTTCAGAGTTGAGTTGTTCTCATGACCACAATGCTTGCACTTGAATTGAACTTGCTTCTCCAATTTTGGCATAGTTTCCACGAAGGAGAAGAGTTTCTTGAATTGTTCCTGCGTCATCTCTTCGATGAATCCACGGACTTCCTTTGGATCCATTTCGGATGCATTGAAGATCTTCTCTCCCTGATAGACCTTGTCGATTGACTTGACCAACAGGGTGAGTGCCTTGTCGATGTCGCTTTGGGAATCAATGTCCTTCAGATCATCGACGGTGGGGTACTTCATGACTACGCTGATGTCACCCACGATAGGAATGATCTTCTTGTGATTCGGATCGTTCGTGGGGTGGATTTCTTTCAGGTTGATTTCGACCTCATTCGGCAACTCGCACTTTGAACACTTGACATTCGGCTTTGCGGTCTCGCCTACAGATTGGCTACGCAGTTGCAGGAACAGGTATTCCATGTCCACCAACGGCAACTTGAAGACATCTACAGCACCATTCGTGCAAGCAGAGATGACTTCGCGGATAGCCGCGTTGATGGTCTTCTCGTCTTTGCTCTCTGCCGCCATGAGAAGGATCTTTTCCTCCTTGACGATGAAGGGTCGGTATTCGATCTTCTTTCCGCTGACGGGAAGAGTTGTTTGGTGCTTGGGTGTTGAAGCAATAATTCCTGCGAGTGACATGACGATCTCCTATAATGAAGAGTTAGGGATAGAATCCGTTTCCAAAGAATCCTGCGCCGAAGAAGCCCTGAGTCTGTGACAGGAGGGTCAGACCCAAGTCGAGTCCACCTTGACGGGGGGTAGAGTAGACAACTCTTCCATCCACGCCACGCGGTAGGTCGTTTACCTTGTATTCCTCTAGTTGCTTGACATATGCCTGCAACACGCTGCGCTGCTGCTGACGCTGTGCATTGAATGCTGCGCGTTCTGCAATCGTTCCCAAGGCAAATCCATTGACAGCCTTGTCGATTCCTGCTTGGCTTGCCGTGAGAATGTCCTTGTATCGATCCTTTTCGATAACAGGATATCCCGTGTCGGTGACTGTAGGAATGATATTGTCGTATCTGATGTTCTCTTCCTGAAGTGGGATCATGTCGTGATACATGAATCCGATGTCGGAGAACAGCGGCTCCTGCACATTGTTGTAGTTCAGGTTCCCGCCGTTCATGTTCATGGAGAACGGATAGACTTCGGTGAACTTGTAGCCGACAACCTTGCCCTGATACATCGCTTCCATCGCCTGTGCGAAGTTCTGAACATGGTTGGGCAGCAACAAGAGATAGACGAAACTGTCCTTGGCGTAGTCATCATAGAAACGCCATTGACGGGTGTATGGGTTCTGAATGTAACGCAGCCAAGCCTCAAAGAACTCCTTTTCAAACATGTCTGTTCCGACATTGAATTGGACTTTGATGCCCGATGCGTTGTTGGTGTTTCTCTTGTAAGGGAATACGCGATTTGGGCCTGCGTTGATGTAGTTCTGTTCGGTGCTGTACCAAGTCTGCTCGTTCAGATTGATAGACTTGCATGTGGTAGCCAAACGGGCGACATCGGGAACAAAGTTCATGCCGATACCGTCTCGCACCGCCTGATTTGGAAACAGCATCACAAGCCAACGATTACCCGCCGCCCATCCTGTCTCCCGCGCCCGCCCGTACACGGAGTCTTGGAAGGATGGTTCGGGATTTTGGACATACGATTGGTATGCCGCCCGTGCCCTCGCTGCTTGTAGGTTTGCTTGGATATCCATGGTTCTATAAGGTATCTATTATGCCAACGCCCACACATCTGCGCGAGATGCACCCTTGAACTTGTCAAGGGGGAAGAAGGGAACCATCTTCCATTGCATCGGGTCGATGAACGCTACCTTTGTGACGATGTGGTTGTAGTAGTATCGCTTGATACAGGGCTTGAACGCTTTCAGTTTGGCATTGTTCTTCAACAGCCCATAGGTCACCCGAAACTCAACTGAGGTGTTGTTGTGCTTCACCCAGTTTGGATCTGAGACATACTTGAGCAGTTTGTTCAGGAAATCTGCCCGTGATGAAGGTGGCAGATAGTGGAGATTCAGTCCTAGGAATCCTCCCTTTTGTGGATGGAGGACGATGGTGACGGGGAACTCGTCCCAAAACATGAGATCATCTTTGGTCTTGGGCATGTAGCCAAAGAAGAGCATCGTACCAGGTGTCATCTGCTTTCTCACCAAAGTCCTGCTTTGGTTGATGTAGTGATCCTGCCGCATCGTAGTCTTGATCTTGGAAAGATTAGTCGCCAACCAACGAGTAGCGCGTTCGTCGCCTAGGTTCAGATTCGTGGTACGAGCGAACTGGTTTACTACCTTTGTTACCTGTTGTTTTGTCATTTGGCTGTCTTTCCGAAGATGTTTTCTTCAGTTAGGAGTCGGAACTTCCACCCACGATCCTCACAGTAGTCCTCTGCCGCTGCCCACTTTGCTGAGTTGACCATCCAGTTTCGGATCTCAAATAATTTGGATTTGGAGATTCGCTTTGACTTGGGTTGTTCGGGCTTCTGCGTTTGTTTCTTGGGTTTGACTTCTATCAGGCATTCTTCGGTTGTCCCATCGGGCTTTCGCAGCCGCACCCAAAAGTCAACGAAGTAGCGGTGCCGTCTACCATCGATGGGGGAAATGTAGGGAATGACAACCTCTTCCGAAGACCATTCGATCACGGAATCGTTCTCGTCGCAGAAGGTCATGAATCGCCTCTCCCATGATGAGCGGTAGAAGCACATGTTGGGATCGCCTTTGTACTTCTGCGGACGCTTCGGGGTGTACTTTCCCTTGTATGAACTTCCAGTAGCGATAGCGGTGTCTCCCGTATCTGCTATTTATGAGATGTCATCTAAATACACCATATGGCAGAATTCAGCAGCATCAAGACATACGGCGAAATCCGAGCCATTGACGGCATCCTTCGGCGCAAATCAACCGCGTTTGAAGACAAGGTGTTCAACGATGGTTGGGGTAATGTCAACAGATCTCAAGCATCTCGTCCCAAGGGGTACTACAAGTATCCATACGATCTGCTGACCGATCCCTCTCACCAAAGCATCATGTGCATTGAGATATGGGATACAAATCCAGAGTATTTGAAAACCAAACGAGAGGCGTTTGCTAAATTTGGCGAAAGTCTGATAGACAAAATCAGAACGGCACAAACAGCCGCAGAACAAAATGCGTCTGCTGAACAGAAAACGGATATTGTAGGAATGGTAGCAAACACCCTTAGCGCAGTAGTTTCGGGTGGTGGTGTTATCTTGGACACGGCGCAACAGGTATTTGTAGACGGCAACCTAAAGGGAAAGGGATTGGATCGTGATTCATATACCGAAGAGCAAACTGGTATTGCGGGTGGTACAGCACCAGTTATTCAACGCATCTATCTCTACATGCCAACAGGATTGGAAGTCGGATATGCCATGGAATACGAGGACGCAAGCATGGCAGGATTGGATGCGCTGAAGTTACCCAAAGCGATTGGACAGACGGATGATTCCTCAGCGGCGAAAGATATTGGAAAGAAGATCGGTATGGCAAACCTTAAGGTGCTTGACTCATTGGGAGAACTGGTCGGCGCAGAGGCAGGAACCTTTGCAAAGTTTGCATCAGCACAGCAGCGTCAGGTTATCAATCCCATGCAACTCCACTTGTTCAAAGAGGTCAAGCGAAGAGAGTTCAACTTTGCATACACATTCCTACCTCGCAATAGGGAATAGGTGGAGACATTCCATGAGATCATCGGTCTTCTGAAGTTCTTCTCTCACCCCAAGCGGTCAGATGGTTCGGGTAGATTTCTAGACTATCCCGCAGAGTTTCAAATCAAATTCCTTACGGCTGATGGGCGTGAGAATGGATATCTTCCGCGTATCTTTAAGTGCGCTCTCAAGGGAGTCAAGGTCAAATACGGCGAAGAGACAACCTTCACGACATTCCAAAACGATGGGTATGGCTCTGCACCCACCAAGATCACCATGGAACTATCGTTCAGCGAACTTGAAATCCTCACCCGCGACCGCTTTGGTTGGGAGTTGGGGAACATCCCCTCACCCTGAGATAATCCATGGGCTATTTCAACTTTCTACCTAATGTTGGCTATCGGGATGATGCGGGAAACCTTGTTCTCGCCAAGAACATCCTCACACGGGCGAAGATCCTTGACATCATCAAGGAAACGCAATCAACTGCCTTGGATTACACGATCAAGGACGAGGAAAGACCCGAGACGATTGCCCACAGAATCTATGGTCGGTCAGACTACCATTGGCTCGTTCTCATGTTCAACGAGATCTTGGATCCATACTTCAGTTGGCCTCTGAGCGTCAACGAGTTCGAATCACAGATGGAGAAGACATACACGGGAAAGAGCCTTTTCATCTATCCACCGCTGCTTTGGGATCACAAGAGCGGGAGACAGGAAGACGGCAGAATCGTGCCGTTTGACCGCCGCCTTCCGCACTACGAAGTGGGCGATGTTGTCGTACAGAAAGACAGACTTGGGAATGAGGTCGGAAGAGGCACAGTCAAGTCTTGGGATCCGACTCTGTACAAGATCGAAGTCGAGAACATAGTGGGCACTTTCCGAATTCAAGAGAACCTTGTTCAACTTGGTGGTCAGGCAATTGCTCGTCCCGAAGACATCGCCCATGACCTGTTCACCACGAACAGAACTGGCAGAGAAGTTGCCGCTCAGGTATTCCGCGTGACTGATAGCAACATGTACGCTCTCCATCACTTTGAATCAGAGGATGGTGAAGTCATATCTCCCCTGTACAAGCCAGTTACATTGGTTGATAGTGAAAGAAGCGAGAGTCCATCGGCAATGATCGACAGATTCGTTGTTGGAAATACGGAGTTGATTCCATTGGGAATCGACGGCAACGATGATGATCTTGGTTACGCCACAGCCGTGACAAACATAGTTCATGAGTCGAAGGTCAACGATGACAAGCGCAACATCAAGTTGATGCGTCCTGAGTACATCGACCCAATCCTGAGAGACTTCAGGCGGCTATTCCAAATCAATACATGAGGTGAATCGTGACAGAGGTCAGTAGCGACACGATGGTGAAACCAGGCGATGTGGTGATCGATGAGATCACCATGAAGTCGTATACTGGATTTACGATGAGTCTGAAGGGCATCTTTCAGAACTTCATTGTGTACGAGGACATCTTCAGCAACTGCATGTCGGGAAGCATCACGCTGATCGATTCTATGAACCTCGTAAAGAACTTCCCGATCATCGGTGCCGAAACTCTGACAATCATCTATCGAACCCCGATGGGCGGCAGTCAGCCTGTAAAGATGGTGTTCCGAACATACAAGATTTCCGTACTAACCGAGACCGCGCAGGAATCGACACAAATGGTTCGTGTTGAGTTTGTCGCTCAACAGGCGATCAAAAGCATGCAAACAAAGGTTTCGAAATCATATCGAAACATGCCCGTATCCAAGATGGTGAAGAACATCTTTGACGAGTATTTGGCGGTCGATAACGGTGAAAACAACGGTCTGATTTCAGCCCTCGCAGGAGGCGCAGCGGCGGGAGGCTTGGTGGGTAGCATGATCCCCGTCCCCATCGGAGGGAGCGTGGCTGGGGCTGTCGTAGGCGGCGCAATCGGGCTTGCACGGGAGGTGTTCGATGATGACAAGATCCACCTTAAGACAGTTACCGAGACTTTCGACAATCGCTCGTATGTGATTCCTTATTGGTCACCCCTGTATGCGATCAATTGGCTTGCTCACAGGGCTAGGGCGAGAGCCGATACCTCCATGTGTGATTATGTGTTGTTTCAAAACTCAGACGGGCATCATTTCGTGCCCCTGTCGGGTCTAAAGACAGCGGATGTTGCATTCACTTACACAAACTATCCTGATGGATTCCGTAGTGACGATGATGCAAGAATGCTTGAGTCCGAACTTCGGAACATTCACTCGTTGGTCGTGGAGGACATGACCGACAAGATCAAGCAACAGAACTTGGGAATGCTTGCGTCTGCGATCATGACTCATGACATGACAACCAAGACATGGTCTACCTCGCAGTTCAAGTATGACAAGTCATTCATGAATGATGCTGCACATCTTGAGAAGAATCCGCTGATCCCAATGCAGAAGGTTGATTACACGGATTCCGTGGAGTCGCACATTCGTTTCTATCCGAAATCATCGTATTCAATGGCAGGACTTGCACAGGTTCATGATCCCGATGAAACGGTATTGCTCAGGCAGTCTCTGCTCAACCAACTGAATTCGATTAATCTCATAGTTTCCTGCTACGGGGATACGAATGTCAAGGCGGGTCAGGTGATCTACTTCAGGACTATTGCAAAAGAAGCAACGAAAAACCAAGACAACTACGAAGATGACTACCTTAAGGGTCGCTACTTGGTCACCACCGTAAAGCATCTCGTAACAGATCGTGAACATACTATGACGATGACATTGTCGCGTGATTCGTTCGCAGAGCCGATTGCGGACTACAAGAAGGCAGAGTTGAATTTGGAGACATCATGAGCAGCAACCAAGAACCAATGAGAGCGGACTACATGGGCAAGAATGGCTTCGTGTGGTGGCAAGGTGTCGTAGAGGACATCTACGATCCACTCAAGTTGGGTCGCGTCCGTGTGCGTGTACTTGGGTGGCATACAGATGACAAGACTCAGATTCCCACGGACAATCTTCCTTGGGCACATGTGATCATGCCCGTAACAAACGCAAGTGTGTCGGGAAAGGGATGGTCTCCGACAGGTCTTCTTCAGGGAACATGGGTGGTTGGGTTTTTCCGCGATGGAATGAACTCGCAAGAGCCAGTTGTGTTTGGCACAATCGGTGGTATCAACACGGTAAACATTCCAGTTCCAAACGAAATGTCGAATCTTCCAAATCTGCCGTTTGTGGATCCCGAGGATGTCAAGCGGATCTACATTAATCAGATCGAAAGCAAGAAGGCAGAGATCATCTCGTCGTTGGACGAGGCAAAGAACGATGTAGGACTGAAGTCATATCAGTTGCCCAAGAACCCAACTATCGATACAGGTCGTGGATTTGCAGATCCACAGGGAATGTATCCGCTCATCTCCCGCATGGGCGAAGCGGACACAAACAGGTTGGCAAGAAACGAGCAGATTGAAAACACGATTGTCAAGAAGAAAAAGGACAACATCGAATTCTGCGTGTCCGCACTCTATGGATTTTGGGCAGAACCCGAGACACCATATGCAGCCCAGTATCCGTTCAACAATGTCTACGAGTCTCAGGCAGGGCATATTGTCGAGTATGACGATACCCCTGGGGCAGAGAGAATGCATTGGTACCATTGCTCAGGTACATTTACGGAGATTCATCCAAGAGGCAGCGAGGTACACAAGGTCGTTGGAAATGCATGGGACATCACCCTCAATGACAAGATGATCCTTGTAAAGGGAAACTGCTCTTTCAACGCCGACAAGACTATGAAGATCATGATGGGCAAGGACTTGGAGATTGAGGTTCAGGGAGACACGAAGATGTATGCCCGAGGAAACATGACGGTCGATGTCGGTGGCAACTTCCTTCAGAAGGTGAAGGGAACCTACACGCTTTCTAGCGAAGGCAACATGGTCATCATGGCACCAAGAATCGACTTGAATCCCGAAGGCGAGAACTCGTCAAATGTACAGACTCTCATGGACAAGTTGCGCGGATTGGTAAACGGATTGATCGAAAAACTCAGCCCATCTGATCTACAAGTGAGGAACAAGGACTGATGTCTTTCTCAAGACCCAACATGTCCATCCCCATCGCAAGCGGCACTCCCTCTAGGAGTACCCAAGGTTCTGTGTATTCTTCGGAAGACATCGAAACATATCAATTCGATCAGCAGAACCAACTGAAGACCTATGCGGCATTGGACGCAGCACAGAAGTCATCGGTCAAGACAAGCGAGGCGGTAAGCATCCGTGGGATGGTGAATGTGCCTGTAGCAACCGATTTCAACGAATCGAAGAAGTCGATCAACGAACTGACCACCGAGCGTGGCGACATGTCCCAAGTTCCTGACATCGATATTTGCGGATTCTTGGGCAAGGTACCGTCATTGGATTTGGACATTCCGAATGCAAGCATTGGTGGATTGCCGTCCCTGAACGACATCATGGCAGGAATCAATGGCATTACTCTTCCCACCCTACAGATCGCATCCGAGGCTATCGTGGGTGTTGTCGGCAAGATCAACGACACGATTTCCGATATCGGTGCGGCAATTCAAAGCAACATCCCGACCATATCGTGCGGCAAGCCCGAAGCGGTGCCAACACCACAGTCGCAGCCGCAACTTGGATCGGCGTTGTCGCAGCCTGCGGAAGAACCCGTGGATGCTTTCATCGCAGAACCCGTTCCATATGGCACTTCTCCTAATATCGTGATCGAATCTCCCGATGTGACGGTGCAGAGCCTGAACGACGAAATTGATTCAGGAGAATTCTGATGGCTAGTATGACGGGCGCACAGCCTATCGAATACTACTATCCCGCAGGATTTGGCGAACTTAACATCGTTGAGCAGGACGAGTCGCTTTCCTCTGTTACAGGAGATATCGAATGGTTGAGTCCCGCTATCCTGAATAAGTCATACAACGAAACCTCCCCATCTCGCCCAATCTTTGAGCAGCAGAAGGTGATTAGACCGCAAGATCCTGATGTCGATTGCAGGACGGTCATTCAACTTAGAGCATCATATGTGTCATATGTCGGCGCACCACCTACCACAGGTGGAGATCTGAAGTTTGCAATAGTTAGCGGAGTGTTTCCGCCGAGCCTCACCTTGAACATCGATACGGGGTATCTGTTTGGCAAGATTGATGACTTGGATGATATCTTCCCCGAGGAATTTGGACTTACCAACCCACAAGGAATACCCGAGGATCCTAGAGATACCAAAGCAGCAGAGACCTTCAACTTCAATTTTGGAGAACAGGGCCCGAGAAAGTTTACAGAGGACAACTACGCGGTTCGTGGTTCGGCTTCTTTGTATAAGGCAGGATTCCCGATACCAAAGGGGATCATCTTCATCGCACGGGCATTTGATCCATCCTTGACGAGCAGATACATCGATGGCGAGTTCATGATCGATACGAGCAACAATTGGTCATCGGACAGGGATGAGTTCATCCTAAATATCAGGAATCAGATGTTCATAGATGGACAACCCGTGACGAACAAACAGTATCTCGCCACCATGAAGGAGCGGGGGTACTTTCCAAATTGTTAAGGAGAATAGATGCCAGCCGCCCACCGACACACCGATATCTGCTCAGGACATGGATGCTTTCCCCCTCGCCGTAATGTCGAGGGTTCTAAGAATGTATTCGTGAATAGCCTTGGTTGGCATCGCAAGGGTGATGGTTGGGCAACGCATTGCTGTGGCGATTCCTGCCACACTAGCAAAACGGCAGAGGGATCCTCTTCCGTCTTTATCAATAGCCGACCCGCTGCTAGGGTGGCTGATCCTGTCCATTGTGGATCCGCATGTGCGCGGGGAAGCAAAAATGTCTACTGCGGGGGAT